GAGGACATTGCCGACATAACCAAGCGGAGGGGGTCTTTCTCCAAGACCATCACGTTGCCTAATACGACAACAAATCGGGCCTGCTTCGGGTACGCTTACAACATCCAGTCCTTCGTTGGTGGATTCCAGCCGAACAAGAAGATTCGTGCTGCCATGTGGGAGGACGGGGTCCAAGTGTTCAGCGGAGTGCTGCAACTGATTTCCATGTCCAAAATCCGGGGAGAGGTAACCTACGAGGTTGGCCTGTTCTCGGACGATGTGAGTCTGTTCAAGTCCATTGAGGGCAACCTCCTTGCGACAACCGTTGGGGTAAGCGGAATGAACCACACGCTTACATCGGCCCATGTTTCTGCGACTTGGACTGCATCGGGTGCGAGCGGTTACGTTTATGGCTTGGTTGACAACTACGGCTATACGGACGCTACAACACAAGGCTGGTTTTCGGTTCCTTACTGGAAGATGACCCCAAGCATCTACGTCAAGAAGATGGTGGACCTCATCTTCGCACAGGCAGGGTATCGCTACACCTCGGAGTTTTTCAACTCGGAGCGGTTCGGTAAATTGGTCATGCCTTACGCTGCTGGGCAATTATCGGTAAACCTTTCGGGGTCAAATATTTTTGCTGCAAGTACGAGCGGTCAAAACTTTTCAGGGACCTTTAGCGGTTACCTGAACTTTGCCGATGACTCAAGCCCTTACTATGACCGCCCCGGCTATTGGAACACAGGCACAAGCACTCTACAACTCCCTGCACTACCAACCCGATGGAACGTAACGGTTAAATTGGACTTTGGACAAATCACGCAGTTTAACAATCAAACCTACAATTTTCTCTACCTATACGACACGGCAACGAGTGGAGTCGTCAGTCCGTCAAGGGGCTTCACGGCTCAAGCAAGTGGAACCAATGTAATTACTTGGAGCAATATCCAGTTGAATACCAGCAGCCGAATAAGGGTCTTGATGACAGGCGTTGGAAGCACGGCCTGCAATCTCTTGAGCGGTTCAACGGTCCTTTGGGAATGCTTGGAGAATCCAACGAGTATTGGGACGATTGACATGGCCACGGCTTTGCCTGCTGACGTGAAGCAGAGCGACCTCCTGCAAGACCTGCAAAAGATGTTCAACCTCTACTTTATGCCGGACCCTGCCGACCCGAAGAACCTTATCGTGGAGCCTTGGGTGGACTTCTATTCATCAGGGGTCGTGGACTGGTCGCAGAAATCGGATGAGAATGCAGAGCAGAGCATCACGAATGGGGACCCCAACCAATACAAGACCATCGTGTTCAAGTACAAGGATGCCGGGGATTATTTATCCAAGTTGGACAAGTCGAACTACCCATTGGCGAAGGAAGGCTACGGAGGGCGAATCTTCACAACCGACAACTTCTACGGCAAGGGCGAGAACATCGTCGAACTCGCTTGCAGCACCCTTATCCCTGCAAACTTCACAACGGATAAGGTCGTTGGAAGGGTTTGGGACTTGGATGGCTCCGCTTTGTCGGGAACCATCAAGACCTTGCAGAGCGGTTACCGGATAGCCCAATACAACCTCATTGAAGCCCCGACGACGTGGGCCTACCAATACGGAGTCAGCGGTTCGTTTGCACTCGCAGAGTCGTTGTTGAGCCTGCCATTCGTCAGCCACCTTGACAACCCTTACGCAGTAGATTTCGACCTTGCCTTTGGAATACCTAAGCAGTTGTACTATGCGGTGAATGTTGCCGCAAATAGCGACCCTTACGCATACACGAACAACAACCTGTTCAACATCTATTGGTGGAATTTCATCCAAGAAACCGTCAGTCGTGAGGCGATGCAGTTGGAACTCTCCATCATGCTCAATGCCGTGGACATCAGCCAACTCGACTTCCGAACCCCTATCTACTACGGAGGGGTCCGTTGGAGGCTGCTTGAGATTCGGGACTACGAGATAGGTCAGCAGAAACCTTGCAGAGTAACACTTCGCAGGATTCTTAACCTCACCGAGTTCGCTCCAAAGCAAATCTATTACTTCCCCTACGATGGACCTGTTCCGGCAACGGACTCGGATTACCCGAACGAAGTACCTCCCATTCCAACCATCAAAGAACTCCCAGTGGTTGCAGGTCCTCCGGGTGAAACGGGTGCAACTGGAGCAACGGGTGCGGTCGGTCCAACAGGTGCAGGGTTCACTCCGGGCGATGCAGCAGGGGACATCAAGTATTGGGACGGAACCGCTTGGGTCAACTTAGGAATCGGAACGGAAGGTCAGGTCTTAGAGGTTGCGTCGGGAATACCATCATGGCAGGATAAATAAAAACTATGGCAGTTACTAAAGAAATCGTCCTCGAAGTAGGACTCAAGGACTCAACAGGTCAGGGAACTGAATCCGCAAAGAAACGGCTCCGTGATTTACAACGTGCGCTCGTTGACCTTGCGGTCGCAGGGCAAGAGAACTCCGAAGAATTTCGGAAGTTAGAAGCCGAGGCAGGGGAACTATCCGACACCATTGGCGATGTTAGCCAAAGGGTCAAAAACCTTGGCTCGGACACCAAGAACATTGAGGCATTCACGCAAGCGGTCCAAGGCGTTGCTGCTGGCTTTCAAATCGCCCAAGGTGCTGCTGCATTGTTTGGTGAGGAAAACGAGGACATCCAAAAGGCTATGTTGCAGGTCAATGCGACCATGGCTATTGCCAACGGAATCCAACAGGTAACGGTCCTCCTTCAAAAGGAATCGGCTATCTCAATGACGGCCAACAGGATTGCAACGGCCCTCTACGATAAAACTGTAAAGGGTACGACAATATCCCTAAAAGCGTTTAGGACGGCACTTGCCGCTACCGGAGTTGGATTGGCGGTAGTAGGTGCTGCAATCGTTTACGAGAACTGGGAGAAGTTGCGAGAGTTGCTCGGTTTGCCACCAAACAATAGCAAAGCCATTGCTGCTTTGGAGCGTGAGATTGCTTTGATGGAGGCCAATGGCGAGATGATTGAATCCATTGAGGCCAAGAAGATTGAGTTAATCAAACTGCAAGCCCAAGAGATGAAGGGGCAGGAAAAAACCAACAAACTCAACGAGATTGGCGTTATAACCGCACAGGCACAAATAAGGGCAAAGCAGGATGAAATAGCGACCAAAGAAAAAGCCATTGCTACATCTGAGCGTGAACTTGAGGTGCTGCAATCCCAATACGTTAAAGGTGAAGAAAATGCAACGGCACAAATTGAACTTGCCCAAAAGATTTACTCTGAAAATGAAAAACTATACAAGCAAAGGAGATTGCTCGCACAAAGCCAGCAAGAACTCGACCAACTTGAGATAGACGAGAAAACCCGCAAAGCCGAACTGGTATCAAATTTAGAGTCGCAGTTGCAGGAAGACGCAAAGAAAGACTATGATGTCAGGAATCAATTAGCGGAAGAACAGTTTAGAGATGAGATAGATAAAGCAAAAACCAAGGGAATCTTACTTGAATCCCAACTTGATGAAGAGCGAGTTCAAAGGTTGGCAGCAGCCAAGTTAGCCCTCGGAGATACCGAAGCGTATTTCACGATGGAGAAGGACATCAATGCAAGGTTTGATGCAGCCAAAATAAATCAAAAGCAATTAACCGAAGAAGAAATATCAAAGATTGAGCGTGAACGCAGGCAACAAGACCTAAAGATGGCTTCCGAGGCCGTTGGTGCGCTTGGCGATTTGCTGACCGCTGGCTTGGGGCAATCCGAGAAAGACCAACGCAAAGCCTTTGAGATAAACAAGAAGGCCAGCATGGGTCAAGCCCTTATCAACACCTTCATGGCCGTAACCGCTGCCCTGACTGCTGGAGGGAACCCGATTAAACTTGCAACAGGTCGTCAGTTCATTGACGCAGGTATCGCCCTTGCGACAGGCTTGGCGCAGGTCGCCAAAATCAGTAAGACCCAATTCCAAGGCAGTTCGGCAAGTGGAGGCGGTGGTGCGCTGACTGCCGGGGGTGGTGAAGGCGGAGAGGTTGCACCTCCTCCCATCTTTGCGAACCCACAAACGACCATGCTTGGAACGGATGGTGCTGCAATGGGACAAGGACAAGGAATGCAGCCGATGCGAGCCTATGTCGTGGAGAGGGACATCACCCAAAGCACTCGCAGGGTTCGGAGGTTGGAGGAATTTGCAACTTTAGGGGCGTAGGACATTTACCACTATGGAACTACCCATTTACAGGATGACCGTGGACGAGGTGGATGAAGGGGTCCAATTCGTGGCCCTGACCGACATGCCGGCAATCGAACGGCCATTCCAAGCCTTCGCAAAGACACCACAAAAGTTCACCGAAACAGGCGAACGGAGAGTGCTGACCGGGCCGCTAATGCTTGCAGACACTCCCATCTTTCGAAAGGACGAAACCTATGGCGAGTACTACGTCGTCTTTGACAAAGCCACCATCCGCAAAATCGTGCAGAAGTACTTCAAGCAAGGCAACCAGCACAACGTGAACGCCTACCACAACGCTGAACTGGATGGCGTGTTTATGTTCGAGTCCTTCATCACCGACTCCGAGCGTGGCATCATGCCACCGAAAGGATACGAGGACACTCCTGATGGCTCTTGGTTCGGTTCCTTCAAGGTCGAGAATGACGAAGTTTGGGAAAACCGCAACTTATTCCGAGGTTTCTCCGTTGAGGGGCTGTTCGGAATGGACAAGACCGAATCCGAACTGGAGGTCGCACTCGCTGGCCTTGCTGACGAATTAACCGCTTTTTTGCAACATCTAACCCCTAACTACAAATCCCACTAACTATGAACCTGAAAAACGCAATCGAATCCCTGCGGACTGAACTCCGCAAATTCAGCACCCAAAAGCAGTCCTTTGCCGACTACAAGTTGACCGATGGCACGGTTGTCCGTGTTGACGGGGACCTCGTTGCAGGTACTGCCGTTTATGTCGTTGCCGAGGACGGCACTCTACCTGCCCCCGATGGCGAGCATGTTGTCGAAGGCGTTGGAACTATCAAGACCGAAGGAGGCAAAATCGTTGAGGTCATCGCTGCCGAAGTACCAGTCGCTGCCCAAGAGGTTGAGATTGAAGTGGCTCCCGAAGAACCCGAAGCCCCCGAAATGCCCGAAGCCCCAATCGCTATGACTCCTGATATGGTTGAGGCCATCGTCGCCAAGCATCTTTCCGCTATCATGGAAGAACTCAAAGCCGCCTATGCCGAGATGGGCAAAATGAAGGAGAAAATGTCTGCCTTCGCATCGCAGGTTGAAACCATGGCCGACATCGTCGAGAAGGTCAGCGAACTCCCAGCCGAAGCCCCCAAGGCAAGCGGTTCCGCAATCGTTGAGCAACGCAAGGCCCAAGCCTCGCAGAACTTCAATGCACTCGCACAAGCACTCCAATCCCTTAAATCCAAAAACTAAACCCCTAAACCCCCAATAAAATGGCTTATTCCTTTGGCAATCTAACTGCCTACACCGACCAACAAAGATTACCCCTTATCACTAAGGCGGTATTCTCCGCTCGCTCTGCTGCCTTGTTTACCAAACAAGTAGGCATCAAGTACGCTGCTGCGTTGAACCTTATGGACACCGATGCGGTGTTGCAGGGTGGCGACGTTTGTGGTTTCACATCTTCCGGCACGACTGCCTTTAGTCAGCGTGTTTTGACCGTTGGACGCATGAAGGTTCAAGAAACCTTGTGTCCTCGTGCCTTGGAACAATACTGGATGCAGACCCAGTTGACCGCTGGTTCTTCTTACGATAGTGTTCCATTCGAGCAAGTCTTCGCTGAACAAAAGGCTCTCCGCATCGCAGAGGCTTTGGAGAACGCAATTTGGCAGGGCAACGCTTACTTTTCAGGAGTTAACCAACTCTTGAACGCTGCTTCAGGTTCTACCGTCTTGGCAAACGCTTCCAGCACAACTTGGACTCCTGTTTCTGCTTCCGTTGGAATCACCGCAAACAATGTCATCAGCATCTTCGACAAAGTTTACAACGACATCCCACAGGCTATCCTGACGAAGACTGACCTCGTTATCTTCTGCGGTTGGAACAACTTCCGCACCTTGCTCGGAGCCTTGAAGGACAAGACTGGTGTATTGTACAACCAAGTTGACTTGGCTGGTCTTGCCGATGGTGAGTTCATCTACCCCGGTACAAACGTCAAGGTTATTGCCGTTCCCGGATTGACCAACACCAACCGCATCGTTTCTTCGTACCTCGGCAATTTCTTTTACGGAACCGACCTTTTGAGCGACGAAGAGCAGTTTTCCATCTGGCATTCCAAAGACCAAGACGAGGTACGTTTTCAGGCCAGTTTCAAAGCCTCAACGCAACTAGCGTATCCAGAATTCGTTGTAGACTTCCGCTTGGCCTAATGTGTAGGGGGGAGGGAAACCTCCCCCTGCTTTTTGTTCCTTGAAACTTAAACCCCAAATACACATATGTCCTGCGCACTAACAACTGGTTACACACTCGGCTGCCGTGATTCAGTCGGTGGCATCAAAGCAATTTACGTCCAAAACTGGATTTCTACCGGGTCCTGCAACACTAACCTTTCGGGTGCGGTTACGGGGTTCACGGGTTACGCTTCAGGTGGGTTCTTCGAGTATGACTTGACCAAGGCAACTTCGTCGATGACGGAAACGCTGAATGCAAGTATGGAGAATGGCACAATCTTCTACTCACCGGAGGTAACCTTCACAATCAACAAACTGCAAGTCGCAGTACGCAATGAACTCCGTTTGCTCGCTCGCAACAGTCGTTACTGGTTGCTGGGTGCTATAAATGGCCTTGAGGCAACCGCTGGAACCGCTGGAAGTGGTACTGCCTTTGGCGACCGAAACGGCTACGAAATAACGCTTTCCGGGATGGAGCCTAACCCGATGTTTCTAATCGAATCAACAGTCTTTACACCATCGACTACGCAGATACTCGGTTCGTAGTATCTTCGCATCAGGTTTTCTTCATCTGAGGTTTGGGAGGGGCAGTCAGCAATGGCTGCCCTTCTTATTTTTACCCCCATGAAGATTTGCATTGTTTACAACGCCCATCCAACCGGGTGCAGTTTCTACCGCCTTGAAATGCCGAACGCATACTTGGGCGACAACTACCCGGAATTTGATTACGTCTGCGTTGAGAACATCACGACCATCAGCGACGAGGGCTTGAAGTCCATTGACCTGTTCCTGTTCAGCCGTTTGTGGTGTCAGGGAACCATGGAGCAAGTCGAAAATGTTTACAAAGCCTTGACCCAATACGGAGCCAAAGTCATCCTTGACTTGGACGATTACTGGGTCCTTGAGAGTGGCCACATCATGTATAGGCACTACCATCAAACCAAACTCGCAGAGGTCATTCGTAAACACATTAAATTGGCTGACTGGGTAACTTGTACCACCGAGCATCTTGCCTCTCGCATACGGCCTCTAAATGCGAATTTGAGCATCTTGCAGAATGAACCCTACGAAGCCTATCAGCAGTTCATTCCCAACCCGGAGGAAGAACCCGACAAGCACCTCGTCAAG